AGATTATTTATTGGTGATGCTAGCAATACACCACAATTAATTGGTGGTGAATATTATACTGACTTGATGAGTCATGCTCCCGGTTCTATTGCCGCAGCAGCGAACGCGGCAACTGCATCGAATGGATTTATTGCAATTCTCGATCAAAACCGTAAGGTTGACCAGTGGAACGTAGATAACTTAACTATAGATGGAAATACTTTTTCATCTACAAACACTGATGGAGATATTAATTTAGATCCAAATGGATCTGGTGAAATTGTAATTCCAGATGATACTTTCCTTACATTTGGTACTAGTAAGGACTCCAAAATTGAGTATGATGAAAATGGCACCGATCAGTTAAACATTACAGGTGCTGATGTAAGAATTAATATTACAACAGAATCTTTAGACAAAGATACTGGTGCTCTCATCGTTGAGGGTGGTGTTGGAATTGAGAAAAACCTGAATGTTGGCGGCAGTTTTTCATCAGCAGGTATTACAACTGTAAATCTTCCAGATAATACAGATAATGCATATTTGATACAAGAAGGCACTAATAAGTATGTTGAGATTGATACAACTGACAATTCGGAACTTTTAGCACTAGGTAATGATCTTGCTAGTGTCAATATTATTGTTGAGGATAATGCAACGAACGCTTTCTTAGTTAAAGAAGGAACTTCTGAATATATTGCATTAGATACAACTAATGGTTCAGAATTAATTACCTTTAGTACTGCTAACATTGATTTTGATAATGATGTTAATATTGATGGTGGAGATTTAACCACCAACTTAACAACATTTAATTTACTAAACACCAATGCAACAAACATAAATGCATTTGGTGCTGCCACTGCTATTGATATTGGTGCTACTACTGGTATTACTACAGTTAATAATAATCTAGATGTAGATTTAGATCTGAATGTTGATGGTGGAGACATCACAACAAATCAGGCAACATTTAACTTACTCAATACAAATGCAACTACAGTAAATGCATTTGGTGCTGCTACCAATATTGATATTGGTGCTGCAACTGGTACGGTATCTATCAATAATGCAACTGTAGATCTTGATGGAGATCTGAATGTTGATGGTGGTGATATTACCACCAACTTAACTGGAACATTTAATCTCCTTGAGACTAATGCAACAACAATAAACTTTGCAGGTGCAGCAACCGACCTTAACATTGGTGCAGCAACTGGTAAAGTTACAGTTCGTTCGACAGATCAATCAACAAGCGTTGATACTGGAGCGTTGGAAGTTGATGGTGGTGTTGGTATTGCCAAGAATCTATATGTTGGTGGAGACATCAATCATACTGGAACATTTGGTAATATTGGTGGAGCAATTATTGATAATGTTGGAATTAGTTCTAACGTCATCTCAACCAGAGCGGGCGGTGGAAATGTTCTTTACATTGACCCATATCCCGATGGACTGAGCAACGAAGGTTTAGTTGTTGTTAAAGGTGACCTTCAAGTTGATGGTACAACAACCACTGTTAACTCAACCTCAGTTACTGCAAACGAAGCAATCTTTAAACTCGGTGATGTAACTAGCGTAAGAACAGTTACTGCCGAAGTTGCAACAGGTGTTTCTACAATTACAGTCGATTCTATTGTTGGAATTAATACTGGAGATGTTATCAGTGGCGATGCTGCAATTCCTGGGGCAACATCAGTTAGTTCTTATGATCCAGCAACAAAGATTATCACTTTAAGTGCTAATACTACTGCTGGTATTACAACAACTACTCAACTAACAGTTACTCACGCATACGATACCAATACTGATAGAGGTATTTCATTTAATTACAATACCAGTAGTGGTTCTGGCAATAACAAACTTGGATTCTTTGGTTATAACGATAGTGCTGGTGAAAACAGTTCTGCTCCAGAAAGAGCATGGACTTATATTCCAGACGCTACAGATAGTAACAGTGTAATGACTGGTACTAGGGGTAATCTTGATATTAAAGGTATTTACTATCAAACTGGTGATTTCTCAACCCACGGTATCGTTTACTTTGATAGTAATGGTTTACAAACCTCAAGTGCTGCACCAAGTTCCAATACAATTACTTCAACGCAGATACTAACTGCTGTTACTGAAATTGTTTTGACTCTAGATGGCACACATAGTTTTACAGAAGGTGCTCAAATTACTCAATTGAGTAATAGTTCCGCATATGGTATGGTTAAAACTACAACCACATCATCAAATACTGTTACTTTGATTGGTGTTCAGGGAACATTTGATACCACAAATGACCTTGTTGCAGACGGAACAACAACTGGTAGAAATCCAACACTTGTTTCTACTACATACACTGACAAACCAATTTGGACATCAACTCTTGACGGAGGAACTTTCTAAACCATGAATCGTGAAGTTGACATTAATGTGTTGGTGAATTTGTATAATCAAAAATTAGCAACACTAGCAAACCAAAACGTTTTATTAGAGGCAAAAGTACAAACACTTACTAATGATCTCAAAACTCTTGAGAGTGAAAAAGATTCGATATTGATGCGTTTGCTAGAGGAGCAAAACTCAAAAAAAGAAACTCCATCAACACCAAAACCAAGATCTAAAAAATCTGAGGATTACCAAAACGCAGAGGTTGGATAATGGCAAAACCATCAACACGCCAAGGACTTATTGACTATTGCTTAAGGCGTTTAGGTGCGCCCGTTTTAGAAATCAATATTGATGATGATCAAATTGATGATCTAGTAGATGATGCAATTCAATATTTTAATGAAAGGCACTTTGATGGTGTTGAGAGAATGTTCCTTAAATATGAACTGCAACAAGCAGACATTGATAGAGGAAAGGCAAGTGGAACAACGGGTGTTGGTATTGTAACTACTACGGCAACATCTGTTGATAGTGGTTCTGGAAACTTTACATCAAGTTTTTATGAGAATTCCAATTTTATCCAAGTTCCAGATTCTGTGATTGGAATTGAAAGGGTATTTAAGTTTGATACTAGTAGCATTTCAGGTGGAATGTTTAGCATCAAATATCAACTATTTTTAAATGATTTATATTACTTTAATTCCGTAGAGTTATTGCAATATGCAATGACAAAGAGTTATTTGGAAGATATTGATTTCTTATTAACAACGGATAAGCAAATTAGATTTAATAAGCGTCAAGATAGAATGTATCTTGATATTGATTGGAATGCACAAACTGCTGGCAATTTCTTAATTATTGATTGTTATAGAGCATTGGATCCAGCATCATTCACCCAAGTCTATAATGATAGTTTTGTTAAAAAATATTTGACCGCTTTAATGAAAAGGCAATGGGGGCAAAATCTAATTAAGTTTAGAGGCGTTAAACTTCCTGGTGGAATTGAATTAAATGGTAGAGAAATTTATGAAGATGCTGAAAGAGAACTAGAGCAACTAAAACAAACCATGTCTCTAGAGCATGAATTACCACCTCTCGATCTTATTGGATAATGGCATTAAATCCCTTTTTTCTTCAAGGTTCTAGTTCTGAACAGAGGTTAGTACAATCTCTGATCAATGAACAGTTAAGGATGTATGGTGTAGAAGTTACATACATCCCGAGAAAATTAATCAATGTAGATAATATATTTACTGAGGTAGAGTCATCTAAGTTTGATGATAATTACTCTATTGAAGCATATGTTAATACATATGAGGGATATGCTGGTGGTGGAGATATTCTAACAAAATTTGGAATGTCACTTAAAGATGAAGTAACTTTAACTATCTCAAAAGAAAGATTCGAAGATTTTATATCCCCCTTTCTAGCGGCAGAACCGGATAGTGAAGTTCCACTGTCAACTAGACCTAGAGAAGGAGATTTAATTTATTTTCCACTAGGTCAAAGGTTATTTGAAGTTAAGTTTGTAGAGCATGAAGATCCTTTTTATCAATTAGGGAAAAATTATGTTTATCAATTAAAGTGTGAACTCTTCGAATATGAAGATGAAGTTATTGATACGTCCATTTCTGATATTGATAGACAGGTAGAGGAAGAAGGATATATTACCACACTAAGAATGATTGGTGTTGGTGTTACTGCAGAAGCATCTGCACTTATCAATACTGGTTATATTAGAGAAATATTCCTTAATAATGATGGATCTGGGTTTACTTCACCACCTTTAATTACTTTTGAGGATCCATTAGATAATACAGGAACAACGGCAACCGCAGTTGGTGTGCTAACAACAAAAGGTGGAATCACTTCTCTTAAAGAAATTTTAATAACCAATGCAGGTGCTGGATACACAACAATTCCAAATATTTTAATCCAAGGTGGCGGTGGAACAGGTGCAGCTGCAACTTGTTCGATTAATACTGCAATAGTTGGATTGGGTTCCACTGGAGTTACTGCAATTACAGTAGACTCTGGTGGAGCAGGTTACCCATTAGTACCTACTGTTACAATTGCTAGACCTGATCCAGGAGCAACGGCAACCGCAACAGTAGGTGCTAGTGGAACTATTACAGAATTTACTATAACGTCTGGTGGTCAAGCATATGTTGCAGCACCAACAGTAACAATATCTACACCTACAAGGTCTGGTGTTCTTGATTCGATAAGATCTGTGAACGCTGGTAGTGGATATCAAGTAAATGAAACTGTTAGATTGGTTCCAAACAATGTAAGCATGGGTGGAACAGAAGCAATAATCCGTATCGATTCTGTTAATGGAAGTGGTGGTGTAACCGGATTTACAACTGTCTATGGTGGTTATGAATTTGAAGTGAGTTCCAATCCGTCTAATGATTTCTATGAAGCAAGAGGTGGAAGTGGAAGTGATAACTTCCGATTAATGGTTGATTCAGTTCAAACAGTCACGGGAACAACCGCAACAGGAACAGCAGTTGTAAGTGCCGGTTCTACTATTAGTAGTATTACAATAACAAATCCTGGCAGTGGATATACCAAGTCTCCTCATGCAGATGCACCAACAGTTACGATATCCAATGAGAATCAATTCAAGAATCCAGGTGCTGTCCAAGCAACCGCTGTTGCAATTGTAAATAGTAGTGATCAGGTAAGTGCAATCAGAATTACAAATCCTGGATCAGGATACTTATCAAACCCAACTGTTACTATTTCCAATCCAACTACGATCGTTGGAATTGGCACTTATCAATTTAATGAGGTTATCACTGGATCAGATTCTGGAGCAACCGCAAGAGTCAAATCTTGGGATGATAGGTCAAATGTCCTCAAAATTTCTTACGTTAGTGGAACATTTAGAGAGGGTGAAAATGTAGTTGGTTCTGCATCATCTGCAACTTATTCAGTAAGTTCATATAGTGCTGATGATACATATGATAAATATACTGAAAACGATGAGATTGAGTCTGAGGCAGATGATATCTTAGATTTTACTGAATCAAATCCCTTTGGTGTATATTAATGTTAGGAACTTATTTTTATCACGAGATAGTTAGAAAAACAGTTGTTTCTTTCGGAACACTGTTTAATAACATCTATGTAAAACATAAAGATGGCAACAATGCAGACTTGAGTGAAATTAAAGTTCCACTTGCATATGGTCCTGCTCAAAAATTCTTGGCAAGAATTGAGCAACAGGCAGAATTAAACAAGGCAGTTACAATGTCGCTGCCAAGAATGTCATTTGAGATGAATAACATCTCATATGATCCATCAAGAAAAGTTTCTGTAACTCAAACTTTTAAAACAACAGACGATAATAATAGAATTAAAAAAGTATTCATGCCAGTTCCATATAATTTGGGATTTGAACTGAATATTATGACCAAACTAAATGATGATGCACTACAAATTATTGAGCAAATTTTACCATATTTCCAACCAGCATTTAATATCACTATCGAACTCATTGATTCCATTGGGGAAAAAAGAGATGTGCCAATTGTACTGGATAGCATAAGTTTTCAGGATGATTATGAGGGAGATTTCTCCACCAGAAGAGCATTAATTTATACATTACAATTTACCGCAAAAACGTATCTATTCGGTCCAATTGCAGATAGTACTGATGGAATTATCCGCAAGGTTCAGGTTGATTACTACACCGATACTGATACTTTAAGATCAAAGAGGGAAGTCAGATATACTGCCACACCAACTGCAAGAAAAGATTATGATGCAGGTGATCATGCTCTTCTAGCGGAAAACGTTGATCTTACGGAAACGATTCTCACAGTTAATGATACTTCTTCACTATCTGTTAACGATAGGGTCGTTGTTAATAGTGAGATTATGAAAATTACTAAAAAGACAAGTAATACTATTACTGTTAAGAGGGCATATGATTCTACAATTGCCGGTGAACATAGTGTTGGAACTAAAGTAAATCTACTGAACAGCGCAGATGATGCGTTGATTGTACCTGGCGATAGTTTTGGATTTGATGAAAGCACAGACTTTTTTGAGAGTGGTGCTGATTTTAGTCCCACTAGAAAATTAGATCTGTGATGTTATGGATGAAAAATTTAATTCTATAAGTAAAGCACTCAATACCGAAACGGAAATTGTTGAGGTCGAAAAAGAAGTTACTGAAATTAAACCAGTAGAAAAACCCCATGATCTAAAAAAAGATTATGAATATAGTCGTGCAAATCTATATTCATTAATAGAAAAAGGTCAAGAAGCAATCAACGGAATTATGGAGGTTGCTGGAGAAGGTGGTAGTGCCAGAGCATATGAAGTTGCCGGACAACTTATAAAAAGTGTTGCTGATACCACTGATAAACTGGTTGATCTGCAGAAAAAAATGAAAGATATTGAGGAAAACAGTGAAAGAACCACAACAAATAACAATGTTACAAATAATGCACTATTTGTAGGATCAACCGCAGAACTATCAAAACTATTAAAACAAGGTTTCATAAATAATAGTAACCCCAATTCCGGTAAGAATGAAAACGTGTAAGCAGGGTTATTATTACTGCTATCGTGACAAAAAGTGTAAAAAGATTCCAACTGGATATCGTGTTGGTTTGGGTGGATGGCTTCGTCGCGAAAATGATGAGGAAACAGAGGAGAAGAAAAAAAATGGAAATGGTGCAAATGGCAATGGAGATGGGAGCGGGGACTCTTCTGGGAGCACTAATGGCGGAGGAGTATCGGAAGCATGGAGTGCAAAATATAAACGATCAATTGATTGCAACAACCCAAAGGGGTTTTCTCAAAGAGCACACTGTCAAGGAAGAAAGAAAGTGAACGAGGAAAAGAAAAAAGATCACGAGTATTCCATGGCTCGATCTGAAGTAAAAACTATTCAGAATGCTGCAAAACGTCTTCAGAAGAAGATGGGTAAAAAAGGTGAGGGTAATCTGCAAGCATGGGTTCAATCTAAAATTACCAAAGCAGCAGATTATATTGATACTGCAGCAGATTATGTCACTAATGAAGAAACCATCGCAGAAAAAAGAGATGGTAAATCTGCAAAGGATCCTGGTTATTCACTTCGTGACTGGTTTAAAGGTGGTGGATGGGTTCAAACAGGTGGTAAATATGATGGTAAACCTTGCGCTAAACAACCAGGTCAGAATACCAAACCTTTCTGCCGTGATGCGGATGATCGTGCATCAATGAGTAAGGATGAAAGAGAAAGAAGAGCGAAGAAGAAGCGTAAAGAAGATCCAAATCCAGAAAGAAAAGGTGCGGCAAAAATAGTAACTGAAGGAAAGGGTGAAAAAGACGCTTGCTATAAGAAAGTAAAGTCACGTTATTCTGTTTGGCCAAGTGCATATGCATCCGGTGCTCTAGTCAAATGTCGTAAGGTTGGTGCAGCAAACTGGGGCAATAAAACTAAAAAAGAAGGATATGATTTTTCTAACTGGAGAGATGATTTTAAGGAGATGAGATTTGATTTCATTGATATTATCAAACCAGAACCACTTCAGGCAACTGATGGTATTGGAAGCAGAATGCTTGATGAAGCGACATATCCCTCCGACTTCAAGAAAGGTTCGCCTGTTGCAACCAAAAAGAAAGGAAGACCTAATGCACAAGGTCCTGAGAGTGGCAAAAAAGAAATTGATGAAGCAAAGAAGTGTTGGAAAGGGTATAAGAAAGCAGGAACTCAAAAACTGTTTGGAAA